ATACACTTTAACATAGCTTCTTCAGCGTATTTATGAACAACCATCTCATCTAAAGTTCCCATTGAATCACTAAGGTATTTTAGAGTAACAGTTCTACCATTCATGTTTGAACTAAAATGAATATTACCTTTATTACTGTCAATGTAAAAAGATCCATTTATTTGAGTGTGAACTGGGTCAGAACCATATCTTTGACCTAGGTTTAAATCATAAAAATCATTATCATAATTATAATCATTAGTTGTAGTCTCGTTTACATTTAAACCTTTATATTTAGCTAACGTGTCAGAGTCTGTAGTTATTAAACTACCATCAGTGTTGTAGGTGTAAGCACCGTTAGAGTCTTGGGTTATAGCTGTTGGGTTGCTCGTTTTTGCAGCAGGATATAAAACATGCTCTATTCCAGTTGTGTCACACCAAGAAAGCTTAACATAGTTAACATAGTCATGAGGCATTAGCATAGTTAAAGATGGTGAGATTTCAATTTCTTGAGACTTAGAAGATCTATAAGTATCATAGCTTAGCTCTTGTTGAGCTCTTCTAGCGTGATAAGCAACGTCAGATCTTTTTATTTTAGGTATAATTTTACCATGACCAACATAGGCAACCATGAAGTTGTTTATAATTTCTTTTAATGATATGTTTTGATAGTTACCTGTCTCGTTATTGTGAGAGTTTATTATTTCTATCTTAGCTCCAGGAGGAACTTGAGTAGCTACTTGAGTTGTAGGTATGTGATTTGAACTGTAATTTGTAGTAGAAGTGTTTGTTATATCACTTATCCAACTATACTTAAATGTGTAAAAATATGCTCCGTTTTCTATTCTAACAGGTTTATTTAAAGTTACAGTTATATTGTCGTCAGCAATTTTATATATAGATATATTCTCAGTTGTTGACACAGCAAGACCAGCTCCATTAGCAGTTGAGGTTGTACTAAAGCTACTAGAGTTACTTGCATTAGTAACTGCAATTATATCTCCAACTTGTATAGTTGTGTTTTCAGCAGCAAGAGTTATAACAGAACCAGCAACATCACCAATTGCTGTACCTGTAACAGCGTATGTACCTCCAGCAGCTGCAACAGCAACCCCTACAGCGTTTCTTATTGATAATCTTTTTCTACCAAATACAATTTGAGGTGTTCCTTTTATGTAGGAATAGTTTGTATTAGCTATAACAGTACCATTTACCTTTACAACCATATCCGTGTTGTAAGAATTTATAGTAGGATCGTTTGTTGTTGGTGGTAACGGGTTTAATAAATCAAAAGTGCTTAACTGCGTTAAACCAGTAGCTTGTTGATTTAGTGTTTGTGTTTTAGTATAATACCTTTCGTGCTCTTGTGTGAATAATCCCATTTGTTATATTTTTTCTTGTTGAACTTTCATAGCGTCTTGTTGAGCTCCAGTTTGAGCTATAACAGGGTCTTTAATAGCAACACCTGCAAGTTGTAGTATTTTGTTTACTAGTTCAACCTCTTCAGAAACATGAAGTTGAAAGTTTTTAGATGTTGTACTGTTATATAAAGCAGCTCCATTTATTTCAGTGTAACCCCAGTTTACAGCCTCTGTAGTGTAACCAGGTATTTTAACGTAATCAATAAGAACATTTGTTGTTCTTTGTATAACACGAGCTGTTGTAGTGTTTTGACCCCATACTTTTATACCATCTTTATCTCTAGTGTATACTGGTTGATCGTTAGCAGGTCTAGCTAAGGTAGAGTTAGCGTAATATCTAAACTCGTTTTGTGGCATGTACTCAGCTTCTATATAATCATTATCCCAGTAGTACCAAACTGTTCCCAACCTGTATAAATCAGCAGGTAGAGGTTGAGCTGTACCTTTTGTACCTAAAGCGTAGCTTTGGTAAACACCATCTGTTAAACTATAAAAAGAGCAGGCTAGCTCTGATAATTTTTCATCAAGAATTTCTAGCATATCAGAATAAGGTGTTGTGTTACCTATTGTTCTATTAAACTGATTTATGTCATAAAAATATTGCTCAAATATAGTCATCTGAGCTTGGTTGGCAAATAGATTGAACTCTTGAGGAGTTATATAACCTCTTTGTTCTTTGTTAGCGATAGCTAATACTCTTTGATATATTGTATCTACGTTTACTGCCATAATTTCTTTTTAATTTGTAGTTTGCAATCGCCCCGTAGAGCGACTGCTTCTACAAAGGTTTTTACTTTAATTGTTTTTCTATATTTGAATATATCTCCATACCTTCATCAGTTTTAAACCAAGCGGCTAAAGCTGAATATGGATGCTCATCAAAAGGAACGTTTAATAGTTTTCTGTCATTTGATCCCCACATAAAAGTTCGTTGATCACTAGATAGTTTTAATATACCCATTTCAGTAGCTTTAATACCAAAATTTCTTAACATAACGTTGTCATCATTTAAAAGATCTAATAATAACAAAGGATTGTTACGAGCAAATAGTAACAAATCTCTTTTAAGTTCCTTAGAACTCATCTGTGTTACTTTAGAACCAATCTCTGCTCTCATAATAGCTTCTGCCATGTCAATATCCATTTGTCTAGCCGCTAATATTGCGTCAGCTTCTAATTCTAACATTTCTATTTCGTCAGCTGCTTCAACCTCAGGCATATACTCTTCATAGATATTATCTCTGTGAGGGTGGTATAAAGATAATAGTTTTTGTAACACTGTTTTTTCTTTAGGAACATGTAAAGCTCCGTTTCTAAATATAATGTGATCTAATCTTTCATCACCTTTCATTTCGTCGACAAAAGGAGTTCTTTGATTTGAAGTGTGTTTAAGTTCTCTTTCGTAACCTTTTTCTTCGTCAAACCAATATATACTAGAAGATTTTAACATATAAGACAGAGGTTTAGTGTTACTTTTTAAATTGTAAACCCTATCTTTTATTTGCCAAGTTGGTTTTTTAGGTTCAACTTTTACTTTTGGTTTTTGTGTTTCCTTAACTGTTACTTTTTCTACATGCTCATCTCCAGGATCTCCCTGGTATGAAGCTTTTGTTTTTGTTTTTGTTTTTGTTGCCATAATATAATATAATAAAAATTAATAAAATAAAAGGACCGAGGCCGAAGCCCCGGTTCTTTAGTATAAACAGTACTTATTTCATTAACATGAAATTGTTAGCACCTTGAGTAATTAAACATCTTTCAGTTAACATGTGTAATTGCATTGCATCTAAAGCAGATGTAGTAGCTCCAACTGAACCAGTAGTCCAAGTCTTCATTCTTCTATCATCAGTTTGAGAAGCTCTGTATCTTACATGTAGGAAAGGTTTTTTCATACTAGCTCCAACAGTTTGATCATAAACTGAAGAAGTACCAGCAGGAATCATAACCCCTCTAATAGCATTTGCAGCGTTAGCAGCGTTAATACCACCTCTTGTAGCTTTATCATTTAAGTATCTCATGTCAGACTTGTAGAAATCGTAAGACCCACGTCTGAAACCAGTGAAACCTAAGTTTAATGCCATATCTTCAGAGTTGTTAAATACTCCGTAAGAAGTACCACCAGCACCGTAAGAATTCATTGAAGCTAACATATCGTCCATTGCAAGAGACGTAGCTCTATTCACAAACATCATGTACTCTTCAATAGCTCCTTGCTTATCAAATTCTGCTAAGATAGCATCAAATTCAGCTAAGTCAGTAGCAGCGTTAACACCAGTAACACCAGTAGTAACATTACCTCTTGACTCAATAGCAGCGAATAAACCTTCAGTACCTACAGAACTTCCTGCATGTCCTAAGTGCGTATCAACAGCATTAGCATTAGATGCATCACCTTTAACAGCTTCTAGCATTGCCATTTCAATATAGTCATTAAAACGAGCTCTAGTATCAGACTCAGCTTTTAAGTACCATAAGTAACCACCTTGTCCACCTTCAGTTGAAATTTCTACCCAACCAATTTTTGAAGCATCAGATCCTGAGATCTCGTAGTAATCCTTCATAATAATAGGCTTGTTAGTAAAAGTTTTGAAGTCTGGCTCGTTAGCAGAGTGAGCGTTGTTCTGTCTTTTAGCAACCGTGTTTGGAGTGTTTTCTGAGTAACCACTTCCTTTTCCGTATTCAGAACCATAAACTAATAAAGTTGTTGCCCCACCAGTTGTTAACTGAGCTATTCTACCATTGTCATAAGCTGTTACTGTAATAGCGGCAGCTGTAATTGTAGTAACAATTGCTTTAAAAACACCGTTTACATTTGCGATAAGAACAGTATCATTAACTCTAACACCGTGGTTAGCAGATACAAAAGTTGATGATGCATCTGTGTTACCATCTATATCAGAAGTAACTGTAAACACATCTTCAGCTGACATATTACCTTTGTAAGATAAATGTAGTCTTGACTGCTCAGACCAAACTACTTGGTCAGCTGTCATAGCCTCTTCAGCTCCTACTTGTGCAAGAAAGCCTGAAATAGTTCTCGGTCCGAAAACTTCAGCTTCTTTTTCCATAAGATCTGGTACATATTGTTGCCCCCATCCAGCGTTTTGTCCAGATGAAAGGTCTAGGTAGTTTGTTGATAATGCAACCTTCTGTGAAGCAGGTACACTATTTAATAAACCACCAGGGTTTGAAATTGCCATAATTTTTAATTTTTAAATTTATAATTTATTTATTGTTTTTAATTTTAAACTTAAAGCTAGGAGAATTATCGTTAAGCACTCTTACTTTTGGTCCGCTAGTGTTGTCGTTTGAAAACGATTTTCTAGGGTCCATACTTATGTTTTTGGACTTAGAGACGCTGTTTTTTAAAGCGTCAGCTTTACCTTGTTCATAAAAGTGGTTAGCAACAGCATCGGGATTCATTGCTGTAAACAGAGATTTATGATAACCTTTAGCATCTGACATTTCATTATTTTTGTTCAAGAACTTCTTGACAAAATTATTAATATCACTTTGGGTTGTTTTAACCTCATCAGCGTTCTTCACATTAAACCTATACTTCTTATCACCGACATTATATTCAAAACCTTTGAATTTATCGTTAAAAACATTTTCAGTTTTATTTAAAAAAGTTCTAGTTTGTTTTTCAGCTATTTTTTGAGTTTCCTCCGACTCTTCGTTGTACCTATTAAAAAAGTTCATTGCCTTCTGTTGTTCAGGCGTTAACCTAGAACCAGCTTTGATATTTTCATAGTATTTAGACTTTTGCCCGTCTAAGTGGCTTTTAGCGCTGGCAACTTGCTCTTTAAGCGCTATTTTTTTCTTTCTAATATCTCTATCTTCATCTAACTCTTCATCAAACAAAAAAGAATCTTCTATTAAGAAGTTTATTTCGTCTGGTGTTAAATGAGGTTTTGTTTGTTTGTAATACTCTCTAAGAACCGTCATGTCATCATAACTTGAAAAGTCTTGATTAAGATTAACATAGTCTTCTAGTGTACCACCTGTTTCTTCCATGAAGTCTACAACTTTCTGTAAATTCTCAGGCAATGCTTTGCCAGTTTCTTTAGCTTCAGCAACAGCTTCTTCAACCTCATCAGCTATTTCTTCTGTTTGCTCTTGAACTTCTTCTTCAGTAATTTCTTCTAATACTGGAGCTTCTTGTGTTTCAGCTTCCGGTTGTACTTCTTCCTGTTCTTTTGTGGCATCGGCATTTTCATCGACTCCAACCACTCCCTTGTTGTCAAGGTTATCTTCTTTAACTTCTTCTTTGGTTTCATTTTCTGGTTCTATTGGTTTGTCTATATTTACTTGTGTAACTGTCTCTTCTTGTTTTTTAGACACGTTTACTTTTGTAGTTTGTTCAACTACTTTTTCTTTTTTTGCCATAATATAATATAATAATAGTTAATAATTGTTATCTAGGATCAAAAGACTCTAAATCAAAACCGCCACCTATAGTATCATTACCTGCAGACTCAAAGTTTTTAGGTGCTTTTGCACTATTTCTTTGGTCTATTAATTCGCTTTGTTGGGTTGCTTGTATTCTAGTTCTTTCGTCCTTTCTATCTTCTTTTTGGGATTCTTTTCCACCCATCAACTCCTGATCAGCTTTTCTAAGCTGCATGTTGTAGTCGAATTCAATTTGCATTAATTGTTTTTTAATTTCAGCTTCTTGAACCATTCTTTCAGCGTCTAACTGAGCTTTTAAAGTTTCTAACTCACTTTGTGAAGCTACTTTAGCTTGTTCTTTTTGCATGTCAGCTTGCGCTGCAGCTTGAGCTGATTGTTGATTAGCTTGAGCTTGAGCTTGAATGTTTTGCTGTTGCATTTCTTGATCTTTAGCCATTTTCTTTTTTCTTCTTATTTTAAGAAGTTGGTTAGCTAGTTTAATATTTTTAATTTCTCTAAGATCAATAGCATCTTCAAGCTCGATGTTTTGTTGTTGTAAAGCCATTTGTATATTGTTTTCTAAAACCATTTTTTCTTCTTCGTCGGGCATTAGTTCTAAAAATATACCAAAATCATATAAGTGTAATTCTTTTACATCTTCAAGTGTACCCACATTATGAGCTCCTATTTGTTGTATAAAAGCATCTCTAGTTGGAGAGTATTCTAAGACATCAGAAACTCTTAGCGATATATTTTCAGCAACATCAGTTGTTAAAAACAAACCAGATTGTAGTATGTGTCTTGTAGCAGTGTTTGAGTTAGCTGCTGCCATTTTTTGAACACCTACTAAAGCATTTTTATCAGGAGTACTACCATCTCTAGCTTCGTTTAAACCAGTAACATCCCTAATCATCTGCATGTAGTAATTATAAGTTTGTATCAAACTTTGCATCTTAGCTCCACCGTTACCCGATTGTATTTCTTGAATAGGTACTTTACCAGGGTTCATATCACCGTCAGAAGTAAAAGATCTACCTATAATAGAACCCGTTTGAAAAAACATGTTTAACGCTTCTTGTGGGTTGTAATTCGTACCGTTGCCCAAGTCTATTTCAGCTAATCCATCAGCATCTAAATATATACCATCTGGAACCATTCTAGACATTACCTGTTGTAGTTTTAAATGCGTAAGCTGTATCATGTCAGCAAAACCAGTTATACGCCCAACAAGAGACTCTATTCTACCCTTATATATCCTAGGAGCTACAATTGAATAGTTCATCTTAACCTTTGTAAAATCACTCTTAGGTCTAACCATGTTTTTAGCAAGTTCCCATTTTAGCATTTTTTTAGTACCAAGTATTATAGCTCCTTCGTACAAGACTTCTACTTTTCTTTCTAGTTTCTCAAAATCAACAGCTTCTGCAGGAGGTTGAAAATCGTCATTTTTCTCTATAGCTTTGTTAGCACCACTACCGGTTTGTTTTACTTTATAAACCTCATTATTGTACGTCTTGTAGTTAAAATATAAAACCTGAATTTTGTTACCATCTTCTTCTTTTAAATTAGTTCCTTGCTGATTATAGTTTTGTCGTTGGCTTACTTTGTTTTTTTGTATGTCCTCTATTTCAGATGTTGTTAGATTTGGAAACTCTTTTATTAACTCGTTTAAAGGTATAGTTTTTACTTCACCAACGTAGTATATGTCGTCAAAGTAAGGAGAGTCAGTGTAAGAGTAAACTAAATCAGTAGGATCTACATATTTAACTGTTATACCTTCTGACGTGTTAAAAGAAGTTTTAACAGCACCTATACCTAAAACTGTTAAATCGTAAAAAAACCTTTTTTTAGTTAGCTCGTATCTATTACCATCTAACATAACGTTTATAGCTTGTTCTTCCGCTATTTCAACAGCTTGTTTGTATGTGAGAGCCATGTGAAGATCTAGCTCTTCTTGTGTTTCTGGCAGCTCGTCCATTTCACTTTTAAACAAATCTATACCTGTCGCTTGCATTACGCCAGTTTTATATGCTTTAGCGTTCATGTCTTCTAAAACTCCTTCCATGTATTGAGTTCTTTTGTAAACACCAAAAGGATCTTGTGAGTAAGCTTTTATGTCAAAAGTTCTTTCTGCAATACCATTAACAACTATATCTACAAATTTAGATATAATAGGAACAGGTTGCCAGTCTAAATTAAGATAGGACAAATCACCGTTTATAGATAACTCGTCCTTGTATTTTTGTATAGACTGCTCGCCTCTAGCGTACAATCTTAGATTGTGAAAGTTAGTACTGTTAGTTCTATACTTATTAGAACCACTGTCCATATGAAACCACTCTTGTTCTATAGCTTTAGCAACTTTTAATCCATATTCTTCGGATTTCTTTTTGCTATCACTTACAACTTGGCTTGGAAAATAACTTCTTATAACAGACTCTGCCATATTTATTCTTTGATTAGTTTAGATGTATTACCATTGTTTGAATATCTAGCAATACTTATGTTTAGTTTAGGTTTTTGTGATGGTGCGTTTGGTCTGTATAAATGTCTATTGTTAGCCATTATTGCTAAGCCAGAGCTAATAGAAGCATCGTGTTTTGTCCTTTTGTTTATATCGAATCTAGACCAGTCGTTTAAAAGCTCGTTGAAATAACAATCACCTAAAGAACCATCTTGTTTTATACCTACGTGATCTTGTATGTACATTTCAATAGCAGCAGCGTGAGCTTGTTTTATGTCTTCACTAGAATTAGGTATTCCACCTATTTCTTTTTCAGCAACAGATAATTTATTCCATAATTTATCAGGCCTGTTCATACTAAAACCTCTATAACCACGTCTTCTTAGATAATACAATAAACGAGGTTTATTATTCTCTGCTAGTATAGGCATTCCGTAGAATACTAAAGCCATCAAAACATCTTCAAAAAATATCTCAGCAGTTGGTGGTCTTGACAAGTATTCTAAAAAAAAACTGTTAGCTGGAGCGTCTTCCATACTGAACTTTGTTAAACCGTGAAGTGCACCTTTAGAACCTACTCCATCAACCGTTCCTGATATATCATAGCTATCACAACCAAAAGAACCCATATGCTCATTACCTGGATACTTAGTACCATTTTTAACAACAATTTTGTTTTGTAAGTTTTGAGGTGGAACCCAGCTTGTTTTAAACCTACCTTTAGCATCTGGGTAGAATATAACTTTAGAGTCTTTGATACCGTTAACCCACTGAAAGTTACCTCTTGTTACTCCAAGCGTTCTAGACATTTCTTCGTTGTAATCTATTTGCTCGTAAAGCTTGACTAAGTTAAATATACTTCCAGAGGCCTCGTCTCTAAACGCATGCTCTGTTGTTCTAGGAAACTGACGATAAAACTCATTTAAAGCATCTTGATCTCCTTTTAAACCATCAGCTTCATTTTGCCAGTTCTCTATTACGCCTATATCTATTAACTCTCCGTGTGGGTCGAAGACATCATGGTCTGGATTATCAAAGACTGGAACTCCGTGTTTGTCAATGAAACCTTCATAATTCCATTCCATTGGAATAAAAAGAGAATATAAACCAGACGCTGTTTGTCCATTACGGTTTCTTTTTGTAACGTCTGAAGCATTGTATAGTTTTTTAAAGTTATCACCTCCTTTGTCTAAAGCGTTAGATGTTGATCCCATCATACACTTACCTATGATCCTACTACCTAATCGTAAACAAGTTTTTGTAACTCTCCAGTTGTTTAATATATTGTCTGGTCTTTCCCACTTACCACTCTCATCGTGTACTAGTAGTTGTAGTTTTTCACCGTCATAGCTATTGTCACCTGTGTTTTTCCAGTCTATAGTTGTATCTAGTCCTTGTATGTCTTCAAGCTTTTCGTTTGTTGTAATTTTCTTTCTAGTAAACTTAGACGCAGGTACTCTATAAGCGAGTTCTGATTTAGGCCGATCCATACCATCTTGAATAGGACTAAAGAAAAACGGGTAGTTAAT